ATACATGAGATTTCATGTAATTTCTTTACCTCACACAAATACAACAAAAGACTTCGTAAATTGTGCATACACGGAAAAAGTCCGTAGATTTTGCAACATGATGAAGTCATTAGGGCATACAGTTTATCTTTATGCTGGAGAGCAAAACGAGGCGGATGTAGATGAACTTATCACATGCATTTCAGAAGAACAAAGAGTTGAAGCTCTAGGCGGTAAACATTTTGTTGAAGCATCATTTGATACTCAACTACCTCATTGGCAGATATTTACAAAAAATGCTATCGAGGAAATCAAAAAGCGGGTAGAACAAAAAGACTTTATATGCCTAATAGCTGGAACATCACATAAAGCAATTGCAGATGCTTTCCCAGAAAATACTTCTGTAGAATTTGGAATTGGCTATAGCGGAACATTTGCTAAGTATCGTGTATTTGAATCTTATGCTTGGATGCATTCTATGTATGCCTCCCACAAAAGCGCACATGAGGTAGATGGAAATTATTTTGATGCGGTAATTCCAGGATATCTAGAACCAGAGATGTTTCCATACCAGCCAAATAAAGGCAATTACTATTTGTACATAGGCAGAATGATTGAAAGAAAAGGCGTAGATGTTGCATCACAAGTTTGCAAAGAGCTTGGTGTTAATTTAATTATGGCGGGACCTGGAGACTACATTCCAGAGTATGGCGAATACATTGGGCCAATTGGAGCAGATAAAAGAGCAGAGCTTATGGGTGGAGCAATTGCTACATTTGCGCCAACTAAATATATTGAGCCATTTGGCAATGTTGTTATAGAGGCTCAAGCATGTGGTACCCCTACAATTACTACAGACTGGGGAGCATTTACTGAGAATAATATTCATGGGCTTACTGGTTTCCGCTGCCGAACATTCGATGAATTCTGCAAGGCGGCGGAAGATGTAAAGTCCCTAAATACTCTAGCAATCCACCAGCATGCAATAAACAAGTATTCAGTAGATGTCATCAAATATGAATATGACAAGTATTTTAATAGGCTTTTGACGCTATGGGATAAGGGCTGGTATCAGCGCTAATAAAGGTCAGAATGGTATAATATAAAAATGGGCCAAACAAATAAAGGTTTTAGTTTTCCTGCTTATTCAGATCCGCCAGATGTTCCTGCGGATATTCAGCTTCTCGCCCAAAATGTAGATACATACTTAACAGCAAATCCTGGACCAACTGGTCCTAGCGGAGCAACAGGTCCCGTAGGAGCAACAGGTGCAGTAGGACCAACAGGAGCTACAGGCGCTGTTGGCGCAACTGGCGCAACAGGCGCAACAGGTCCTCAAGGCGCAGTAGGCGCAACTGGAGCCACAGGTCCAGCAGGTTCTACAGGTCCCATAGGCGCAACAGGTCCTCAAGGTGTTACAGGAGCAACAGGCCCGACGGGACCAACTGGAGCAACTGGTCCAGCGGGTGTAACAGGAGCTACAGGACCACAAGGAACTGGCGTAAACATTCTAGGCTCTTATGCAACTTTAGCAGCATTACAAGCAGCGCACCCAACTGGATCAACAGGTGATGCATATTTAATTCAAGGCGATCTTTATGTTTGGGATTCAGTTGGATCTCAATGGATAAATGTTGGAACTATTCAGGGTCCTATTGGCGCAACTGGCGCAACTGGACCAATTGGTGTAACTGGAGCCACAGGCCCCGCAGGTGTAACAGGCGCAACTGGATCTGTTGGCGCAACTGGACCAATTGGTGTAACAGGTGCAACAGGCCCTCAAGGTTCCGTAGGTGCTACAGGGCCACAAGGATTAACGGGTCCAACAGGACCTACTGGCGCAACTGGGCCAGCTCCAGTTTTTACAACTACTTCTGACGCTCCGCCATTAGCAGTAGAAGGACAAGGTTGGTTCGATACAGATACAGGACTTCAATATGTTTACTATGATAATACATGGGTTGAAGTTGGTGGATCTTTAGCTGGTGCTAGCGGAGCTACTGGTCCAACAGGCGCAACTGGCGCAGTAGGCGCAACTGGAGCTACTGGTCCAACAGGCGCAACTGGCTCTGTAGGTGCAACAGGAGCAACTGGGCCGACAGGAGCAACTGGGCCGACAGGAGTTATTGGAACTAATACTGCTGTAACTGGTCAAGCACAACATTAAATTCATTAATGGCAATAGGTCAATCTGCTACCGTAGTATTTTTAAATACAACAGGAGCAGTAACAACTTCTTATCCATCAACATTTAGAATTGATTCTACTACGATTACCCCAAGATGGATAGTTGGGAATGCACCAACGGCTGGAAATTCAAACTCTGTAGATGCATATACATATACAATATTTAAAACAGGCTCAGCAACGTTTTCTGTCTTAGCATCTCAGACTAGGTATGCATAGGAATTATAATGTCACATTGGGCCGAAATAGATGAAAACAATGTAGTAATCAGAGTAACAGTTGGAGATAATGATGATCCAAATGGTGACGAAGGCTATCAATGGCTCTTAGATAATTTAGGCGGAAGATGGGTAAAAACATCATACAACGGAAATATTAGAAAAAATTTTGCTGGAATTGGATATGTGTATAGCGAAACTTATGATGCATTTATCCCACCAAAGCCAGAGTCAAATCCATCATTTATTTTAGATACAGAAATTTGTACTTGGAAAGCTCCCATTCCAAAGCCAGAAGGAAGATATTATTGGGATGAAGAAAATACAAGGTGGATCGAGGTAAACCTTGAGTCCCTTAATTGAAACAATATCTAGCGTAGCATTTACAGGATTAAGAGGATTTGGATCAAAACCAAATCCACCATCTATAACATCTGTAACTGTAAATAGCTCAACTGAAGTTACTATTGCTTATACTTTAGGATCTAACAACGGCGCTCCCATAACATCAATTGGAATCGTTTCTAGTCCATCCATATCTTTAACATACACAAATACAGATCTTGATGGATCAATAATTGTCACTGGAACTTTTGCCTCTAACACATCTTATACATTTACAATGACAGCAACAAATGCATTTGGAACAAGCGATTCTAGCGCAGCATCAGAATCTAAAATACCAAATGCAACACCAACAGTTTCTGGTGGCACACTATATTCAGACGCAACATATTATTACAGAAAATTTACAGCAAATGGAACATTAACAGTATCGGACGCTTCGTTGCCAGCAGACGTTTTAGTAATAGCTGGTGGAGGTAGTGGAACTGGATCTGATACTGGAACCTTAGGCTCTGTATGGTTTAACGGCGGAGGTGGTGGTGCTGGAGGTTTAGTGTATAACTCATCAGTTTCCATAGCAACAGGCAACACAACAGTTGTTGTTGGTGGCGGCGGTGCAGGTGCTATTGGAGGAAATGTTGGCTCTAATTCTTCTTTAGGTTCATACACAGCAACAGGTGGAGGAGCAAATGGAGCAAACGGCGGTTCAGGTTGTGGAGGAAATGGACAGGTTATAACTGGATTTCCAGATATTGCTTTTGCTGCAAATGGAACTGCTGGAACTGCTGGACAAGGAAATGCTGGTGGTAACGGTTATGCTGTTTCAAATAGAACAACTGCTGCTTCAGGCGGTGGTGGTGGAGCTGGATTAAGTGGTGCAAATGCATCTGCAGGAACTGGTGGTAATGGAGGATCTGGATCTAATTCATATTCATCATGGGCAACTGCTACAAGCTCTGGCGTAAGTGGTATCTTTGCGGGCGGCGGTGGCGGAGGAACAAATTTTAATAGCCCGTCAGTAAGAGGCTTAGGAGGATCAGGTGGAGCAGGAAATGCTGGAACTCCAGGAACAGGAACAACCGTAAATGGTTCTGCAGCAACCGCAAATACAGGTTCAGGCGGTGGTGGAGCAAGTTATGACGCAAATACTGCAAGCCATACTGGTGGAAATGGTGGAAGCGGAATAGTAATAGTTAGATATACAAAGGCTTCTGTAGGCGGCTAACATGAATAATGCTATAATTACAAAAGAGGAGCAACATGCCAATTAATTTTCCAGATACCCCCACATTAAATCAAACCTATACCTTTGGCGGTAATACATGGTCATGGAATGGTTCTTCATGGAACTTAGTAAGATTTGCTTCAGGCGCAACAGGTGCAACTGGTCCACAGGGACCGCAAGGTCCAACAGGACCACAAGGCCCAACAGGACCACAAGGAATATCAATAACTTTTAAAGGAAGTGTTCTTACAATTGGACAACTTCCATCAACAGGAAACTCTGTAAATGATGCATATATAGTTGATGCTGACGGAGATCTTTATGTTTGGGGCGGATCAATTTGGTCTAGCGCTGGACAAATAGTTGGACCTACTGGCCCACAGGGAGTTGCAGGAGCAACAGGAGCAACGGGCCCACAAGGCGCAACGGGCCCACAAGGCGCAACGGGCCCACAAGGTTCCGCAGGAGCAACAGGACCACAAGGCTCTACTGGCCCAGCAGGTTCTACAGGTGCGACAGGACCAGCAGGAGCAACAGGACCACAAGGCTCTGTCGGCGCTACTGGCCCAGCAGGCGCAACAGGGGCCACAGGTCCAGCTGGATCTTCTTTAACATATTCAAATGGCCAGACATCTTCTGCTAATAAAATTTTTTATAATACTTCTGGCACAAATCCAACAGCAACCGCTGCAGGCGACATCTTTATACATCACGAGGTTTAATCATGACAAGCAAATTATATAATGGTTCTGCTTGGAAAAATTTAAATGGGTTAAAACTTTACAATGGAACTACATGGAAAAATGCAGTTCGTGGATGGATGTGGAGCGGCTCAGCATGGAAGCAATGGTACCCAGAATACCCTATTAATACTGCAGCACCATCCGTATCAGGATCAACAACTCAAGGTAATACTTTATCAACTACAAATGGATCGTGGAATTCTAATCTAGCATACAGTCCAGCATCATACACTTATCAGTGGAGAAGAGGGTCATCAGATATTTCTGGTGCCACTAACTCTACATACGTAACACAAGTAGCAGATGTGGGAAATGCAATTTCATGCAGAGTTACAGCCGCTAATAACAGAGGCTCTACTCCAGTAATATCTAGCAATTCAATTACAATAACAAGCGCATTGCCAGGAGCGCCAAGTGCCCTTACTTTAACAAATAATATGGCAACCCCAAATGCTCCTGCCAGTATAACCGTATCAAATTTAACTCAAACATCTTTTAGCGTATCTTGGGGATTAGCAAGCGGAACATTTCAAGCATATGAAGTTTTAACCTCAAATAGCAATCATGTCGTGTCTAATTTAAATCAGACAAGCAGAACTGCTACAGTTTCGGGTGGATCAGCTGGAGAGTCGTATTACGTAGCGGCATTTGCTACCAACACATCAGGCTCAATGGTATTAAATTGGAATGCTGGATCAAATGCTACAAGCTATGATATCCATGTAAATGGATCATACTTAACAAACACCGCAAATTTAACATACACATATAACCCAGGAACAGTAGGAGCATTTAGTATTACCATTTATTCAAGAAATTCTTCTGGCAGAGAAAATACTGGAGTAACACAATCAATTACATTATCTAAAGTATATTCAACAGGCAGAGCAGCTAGCGGAAATTTCTTGCCTATATATCCTACATTTACATCTGGTCCTAGCGCAAGTAGCATAACAACAAGTAGCGCAACAATTAGTTGGTCTGCGACAAATCAGTCTTCTTATAGCGTATCAATTTCTGGAATTGGAACTCTCAATGGAACTACGGGCACATCTGTAAACTTTACTGGATTAAGTCATTCAACTTCATATACAGCAATAGTTACATTAACATCTTCTACAGGAGGTCAAACTCAAGCACAGGTATCTTTTACTACAGCAGCGCTTGTAATTACGCCATCAATTAATAGTTTTTATGCAGACTTTTCTTCCAGCAATAGTTCTACTGTTAGCCTATACGTTTATTGGTCTGCAACAAACCAGGCTTCGTACTATTTGTCATCAAGTCCATCTTTAAGCAATTTGCCTGCATCTGGAACATCTTCTACAACAGATAATAGATATGTTGGTCTTGCTACAAGAGGAACTACTTACAGTATTACTCTAACGGTTACTTCTTCGACTGGGCATTCTACAAGTCAAACAATTAATTATACTCCTCCATCTTCTGGTGGAACTGCTCCATCTACTCCAACTGGACTGTTTAATTCATATTCTTCTGGACCTTCTTGGACTGGAACATGGACTGCATCTACTGGAACCGCACCAATAACTTATTACTGGACACTCTACCAGTCTCAATCAAATGGAGGATCAATAAGCGCTCAACAAAGTGGCAGCACCACTGGAACCAGCTTTACACAATCAATGAATTCTGCTTTTGGGCTATGGGCATACTTTACTGTTTATGCTCAAAATTCAGTTGGAACTTCAGGAACGGCAACAAGTAACTGGGCATAATATGATTAATAAAGACGACAAAATAGAGATATTGAATAATGAGATATCTAATGCTAATATCCATATAGCGGTATTACAAAATGATATATTGGAAAATCCAAATGCTGATGCTGATGGGAAGCCAACAAGACAATATGTTTTAAATGAATTTAAAAGTATAAAGGCGGCATTACAAATAGAATTGGCTAGCGTTCAAGCTAGTTAAATATAGGAGGAAAAAATGGCAACTTACACACAACTTACAGATGATGAAAAAGCTCAAATTAAGGTAGCTGCAAAGCGTAGCCTAGAGTATCAGATGTATGCTTTAGAGGTAGAGGTAATTGCAGAAAATGCAAAGAACTCTCCAGATGCAGGAAAGCTTGCAGACCTTGCAGATGCAATTGCTGAAAAGCAAGACCAAATCGCAGCTATCGTATAAATAAATGTCATACAAGACAGCAATTATTTATGACCAGCCTGTTGCTTATTATCCATTGGATGATGCTACAACAGTCGATTCGCTGTCCAGTTTTACAGACTTGCTGAATCAGTTTGATGACTATCAGGATGTTTTAAATTCATTTGCTTCGTATGCAGAAATATATGGAGACATAGCTTACGACTATTCTGGTTTACAAAATGACGGTAATTATGTTGGAGACCCCGCCCCAAGCATTATTACATTGGTGGCGGGAAATACAAGAGCTTCTCTAGTAACTAACACTAATGCCGTAGTATATAAACTAGAGAATGATTATATCGGAGGTGCTTGATGCTTGGCAAAAAGTATTACTCTGATAACGATTTCACAATAGAGTTTTGGTTTCATCCACAAATATCTTCATCTGACAGGATTCCGCTTGTAGCGGACCCAGTAAATAATGTTGGAGTTTTTTATGAAAAAGGAAATCTATTATTTCAACTAAACGCACAAAAAGCTGAATATACTTTGCCGTCTACAAATAAATCATTTTATGTTGTAGCTACATATACTACAAATTCTGCATTGCTATATGTAGATGGAGTGCTTGTAAAATCAAACAGTTTACCTAACTTTGAGTTTACAAATACTGATTTAAATTTGGTATCTGGTCCTACGCCAACATCAAATGATTCTTTTTCAATTAACAGCGTAGCTATTTACAGATACGCTTTAGCGCAACCTCAAATAACTTACCATTACAATCAAGGCCTACCGCTACCAGCAATTCAAATAGCAGACCCAGACGGTGGAGAATTATTTGAGTTTTATGACGATGACTTAGTTACTCTTTATAAGTATGTTTACCCAGAAAGCAAATCTTGGAGCGACATGATTGTAACTGGATTAGAATATGATCAATCTTTAAACTGCCTACAAATGATACAGACAACAAGTCAGGCTTCAAGCACAATTGTCCTTGAAGATTATATTTCTATTCCAACAACTGCTACATTTGATTCTTCTAAGATAGAATGGGACGGCGATAATGGTATATCAATATCAGCAAGCCCAGATGGAGTAACATATACCCCATGCGTTAATGGCCAACAAATTCCAGGGTTTACTATAACAAGTTTTGCAAATACAGGTCAAGTTTATTTGAGAATTACATTTGCGTCAACAGATACCTCTAGATTTATCCCAAGATTATTTAACTTATCTTTATCTTTTTATAATAACCAGATTAAGTATTCTTACAATGGTAATGGGTATATGTCGACATTAGAAGGGTACACAGGAGTCTCAGATGCTAGAATTACTATGGGCAAAGAGACATATAGTATCCTTTCAAGAAATAATAGAAATGGCTTAAGAACTGTAATTGATTCTGGATTTGAATTAAATACAACTGACGGAATTAGAACTGTTGAGTTTTTCTACACCCCCACATCTTTAAATGACAGTGGGATTATTCATACTTCTGCCACCAACGGGTACGCAGCCTCAAATATATCTTGGCATAATAATGGCGGAATATCAAAAACAAATATTTTAGGCTTTTACGTAAACGGCGTGAATAAGACCTCAGAGACTAATGTGTCTACCATATTTAAGGCAAATCAATTGCATCATGTGGTAGTAGTATTTGCGGCGGCGGTTTCAGAAGATATCAGATTTAACTATTCCCTATATGGATCAAGCTCAGCCCTATATCAAAATGTAACTATATATGAAGATGCATTTGATTCTACAAAGGCCATAGGACACTATAATTTATATACCCAGAAACAATATCAGTCAGTTTCAGACCCAGCTGTCATAACTATGACAGAATCTGGGGTCGATACCCATGATTATGACTGGGTAGTAATACAAAACTCTTAATTTTGTCATATTGACTGACAAAAAGGCTGGACTTAGACTAGCATAGGTGGTAAAATAAAGATCTATGGAACTTAAAAAGAAAAGCGTAACGGTTGGACCAGAGGAAACAACTCTGGGTATTTACGTTTGGGAGATGCCAGATGGTCGCTGGATTGGCGATGACGATGGGAATTATCTTTCTATAACCTCCATGAAAGGCAATAGGTCTCGCATAGATGCTCTTGCTAGAGAAGTTCGTTCATATGGTATTTATGAGGGCAAGCCAACATTTTTGTCTGGCCGCCGTAAGATTGATGACGAAGAGTTCGAGTACCAGCAACAAAGGCTAAAGTGGGGCCTCACACCAGATCCACTAGATATTGGTGTTTACAAAGAAGAAACACGAAAGGCGCAGAGGCAAAAATAAATGGGAATGCTTGAAGATAACAACGAAGAGATAGACACAGGAGTACACGCTTTTACAGCGTCAGACTTTCATGTTCCATCATCAACTGTAATAAAGTCTAATGACGCATTTATGGTTTCTGGAGAAGACCTACAAAAGATTTCTGGTCTTGGATCTTCTTTCCGTCGTAAAATGAATAGAAATATTCAAAAGAGATTTGTTGGTATCGAAGGCGTAGAAACACAACAGAACCTCCTTGCCCAGGCTATTACTGGCTATGCAATGTTTGATCTTATTGAGCCACCGTACAATTTAGAGTACCTATCTCAAATTTATGAAATTTCACCATACAACTATGCAGCGATTAATGCAAAGGTTTCTAACGTAGTTGGATTAGGTTTTGACTTTATTGAAACTCGTAAGACAATGGATGCCATCGACGGCATTGATAACGACACCCAGTTGGAGCGGGCACGTAGAAAGCTCGACAGACTTCGCCAAGACCTACATGAATGGCTAGAAAATTGTAACGAAGAAGAAACATTTAAAGAGACATTAATTAAATTTTACACAGACGTAGAAGCAACAGGAAATGGCTATCTAGAAATTGGTAGAACCACTTCTGGAAAGATTGGATATATTGGACATATCCCGTCAAAGACAATGCGTGTTCGTCGTCTACGTGATGGCTTTATTCAATTGCTTTATGGCAAGGCTGTATACTTCCGTAATTTTGGAGATCAGGAAACCCCTAATCCAATTGCAGAAGGTAGTGACAGACCAAACGAAATTGTTCATGTAAAGAAATATACACCTCGTAACAACTATTACGGAATCCCAGATATTGTCGCAGCTTCAAATGCTATGGCAGGAAATGAATTTGCAGGAAAATATAACCTAGACTATTTTGAAAATAAGGCAGTCCCTCGTTATATCATTACGGTAAAGGGAGCAAAGCTATCCACAGAATCTGAGCGTAAGCTTCTAGAATTTTTCCAGGTTGGATTGCGTGGCAAGAACCATCGTTCCCTATATATACCCCTTCCAGCAGATTCACCAGATGCTAAGGTTGAATTTAAAATGGAGCCAATTGAGGCGGGATCTCAAGAGTCATCATTTAATATTTACCGTCAGTCAAATAGAGATGAAATTCTTATGGCACACCGTGTCCCAATTTCTAAAATTGGCAGTCCACAAGGAGTTTCTTTGGCAAATGCCCGTGATGCAGATAAGACATTTAAAGAGCAGGTCTGCAAGCCAATACAAGAAATTTTGGAAAAGAAATTAAATAAACTAATTGAAGAAATGACAGATGCTCTTCATATTAAATTTAATGAGCTTAGCCTTACAGACGAAGATACTCAATCCAAGATTGATGAAAGATATTTGAGAATGAAGGTAATTACCCCTAACGAAGTTCGAATTCGAAAGGGCATGGTTCCAATTGATGGTGGCGACGAGGTTGTTGAATTAAAGCCTCAAGATCAGGCAGAAGTAAGAGCCCAGGCTGGAAATACCAGGACCAGAGATCAGGAAAGAGAAAATAGCTCGCCTGATATTTCGGGGGAAGCCAGAAATCCACAGGGCGAAGGCAGACAAGTCGAGTAATACTACTCAACTGATTATTTGCCTTATATATAATAACGTTATAAAATTAAGCATATGAATATTGAAAAATCTCTGTGGTCTTCAAGTGGCGACAATATCAGTCTCTCCGTGCCATTCACGAAAGTCAATCGTGAAAAGCGCACAGTTTCTGGATTTGCCACGCTAGACAATCTTGATCAAACAGGAGATGTCGTAACAGCAGAAGCATCGCTTAAGGCATTCGAATCTTTCCGTGGAAACATTCGTGAGATGCACGGATCTACAGCTGTAGGTAAAATGGTTTCATTTAAGCCAGAGACATATTACGATCCAGAATCAAAAGAATTTTACAACGGTGTTTATGTAGATGCATACATTTCAAAGGGCGCACAAGATACATGGGAAAAGATTTTGGACGGAACCCTAGCAGGATTTTCAATTGGCGGAAAGATTATAGATTCAGAGAATGAAGTAAACAAGTCAACAGGCAAAGCAATGAGATTCATTAAAGAATACTCTCTTATGGAATTGTCAGTAGTTGATTCTCCAGCAAACGAACTATGTAACATTTTGTCCATTCAGAAAATGAATGGCCAATTGATGTTCAAAGGAATTGCAGCAGAGACTAAAGTAGAAAATATTTTTTATTGCGAAGACAGCGATTCAGTCTTCATGTCAACAGATGCAGAGTACACTTCACCAGTTTCTGGTAAGCCTGCAACATTGATCGGCTGGGTAGAATCAAACGATGTAAACAAGTCAAAGGAAATAGATAGAATTCTTGATTTATACAAGTCAAGATTAACGTTGCCTGATACAAACACAATTGCAAAACAGGCAAACGCAGAAGGAGGTAATGAAGTGTCAGAAAACACAGAAACACTAGCAGCAGTTGAAGAAACTCCTGCAGTTGAAGAAGCAGCTCCTGTCGAAGAGACAGCGCCTGCTGAAGCAGCACCTGCTGAAGAAGCAGCTCCTGCTGAAGCAGCTCCTGCTGAAGAAGCAGCGCCAGCTGAAGACGCTTCTGCCGAAACTCTGGAAAAAGCAGCCGACGT